CAAGCGTATGCAAGCCACGCTGTCGCTGGAAGTCCAGCGCAACTACATCGGCTTCTACGGCTACAACTCGGGCTTGGGCCGCACCTATGGCTTCCTGAACGCTCCGGGCCTGCCTGCCTACGTCAACCTGCCTAACGGCGCGGCTGGCGCTTCGACCTTCGCATCGAAAACCACGCTGGAAATCATCGCGGACTTCCTGGGCGCGCTGCAAACCCTGCGTACTCAATCGGGCAACCGCATTGATCCGAAGAAGACCAACATTACCATCGCCATTGCGATGAACTCCATCGACTACATTTCGACGCCGACCAACTTCGGTTACTCGGTTCAGGAATGGTTCTCGAAGAACTACCCTAACGTGCGCTTCGAGTCGGCTCCCGAACTGAACGCAGCGAACGGTGGCGCGAACGTGTTCTACCTGTACGCGGAAGAGTTCAACGAAGAAAGCACCGACGATGGCCGCACCTTCACGCAGATGGTTCCAGCCAAGTTCATCACCATCGGTGCGCAACAGCTGGTGAAGGGCTACGAGGAAGACTTCGGCAACGCAACGGCTGGTGTGATGGTCAAGCGCGCCTGGGCTGTGGTCCGCCGCAGCGGCTGCTAAAAAATAGCGGCGAGGAAATGCCGCAGCGTTAAAATAGGGGCTGAAATACGCCCCTATTCCACACTTGGAGAAAACAATGCCATACGTCTACAGCACCCTGACCAACGATAACATTTACGCAGGCTACAAGACCATTGAAGGCGCAAACGAAGTGCGCCATACCGTAGAACACACGGTATTCATCAATGGTGGTCACGGCCTGATCAACAAGAACTTCATCACTCCGCAAGGCGTTGTGACCGAAGTGAGCGATGCCGATCTGGAATTCCTGAAAGGCAACGATGCCTTCAAGTTCCACTACGAAGGCGGTTTCTTGACCTATGACGAAAGCAAGGTTGAGCCTGAGAAAGTGGCGGCTGATCTGGAAGGCCGCGACGGCTCGGCGCAGCTGACCCCGGCAGATTACGAGACGGGCGGCATTATGGACGTGGCTGAGCCTACCGTTGCCGGTCAGACCAAGGCCAAGAAGAAATAAGGCGCATCCATGGCCCAGCACACCCTAGACCTGACAGCATGGCGCGCTGCATTCCCCGCGTTTGCTGACACTACCAAGTACCCTGATGCGACGGTGCAAATGTGGTGGACCATGGCTACCGCATATATCAACGACTACGACAACTGCCTGATCTGCGGCAATGTGCTGCAAACCGCATTGAACCTGATGACGGCACACCTTGCGCAGTCATTCACGATGATAGGAAATGGGCAGGTCACCGCGCCAGTCACGGGCGCTGCCGAGGGCACTGTTAATGTCACCTTGCAAGCGCCACCAAGCAAGAATGGCTGGCAGTTCTGGCTTTCGACCACGCCATATGGCTTGCAGCTTTGGGCGCTTCTGTCGTCGCTGGTTGTTGGTGGATTCACCATCGGCGGCGCTCCTGAATCTCAGGGCTTCCGCCGTGTGTATGGGGTTTTCAAATGAGCATGGCTGACGAACTGGCAAAGCGCCTTGCTGCCTTCAATGGCATTGAAGCTAAAGTTGGCTGGTTCGAATCGGCCAAGTATCCCGATGGTAAGCCGGTGGCTGAGGTGGCAATCATTCATGAATTCGGCGCGCCAGCGGCGAGCATTCCTGCTCGCCCTATCTTCCGTCCTGTGATCGATGAGAACCGCGAAGAGTGGGCCGAGAAACTGGAAAGTGGCGCTCGTGCTGTCATGCGCGGTGCTATCGATGCTGAGGCGGTTCTTGACCAGGTTGGCGGACTTGTAGCCGGTCAAATTCGTGCGCATATTGGCTCTGGAGATTTCGCGCCGCTTTCGCCGATCACGCTGATGCTGCGCAAGTGGAAGGACGAAGACCCAAGCTTGCGCATTACGGGCTCTACTGTCGGCGCTGCTGCGCATGCAGTTCAGGATGGCGAGGAAGGAAGTTCGCGCACTCAGCCGTTGCATGATAGTGGATACATGATTTCGACTCTGACTCACAACGTGGGTAAAGTCGAATGATCAACGTGCGCGGCATGGCTAACGCGGCCATTCAGGTAGTCAACGATAACCAGACGATCACGCTTGAGCGCTCGGCGGGCTACACCACAGCACCGGGCGGAAAGCGCACGCCCGCATACGACACATTCAGCGGTGAGGCCCAAATTCAAGCGCTCGGTCCCAAAGACCTTCAGCACGTTGCGAACCTAAATTTGCAGGATGTATCTCGCAAGGTGTACTTGTATGGAAACTGGATGGGCGTTGTTCGGGCTGATGCGAAGGGTGGCGACTTGCTGACCTTCCCCCAGGTTCCCGGTGGTACCAACCAGAAATGGAAAGTGGTAACCGTGTTTGAGACTTGGGCAACATGGTGCGCTGTGGGTGTAGTCCTACAAACTGACGTGGTGACGCCATGATTACGCCATCGACAGAGCAATTATTCGTGCTGGTACAGCAGTTCATTATGTCCCTGCTTCCTCTCGACATCGATCATGTCATCAGGGGATTGGATGACGATGTGTCGATGCCCATAGGTGATTTCGTCCTCATGACAGAAGGGAAGATTGAGCGGCTGTCCACCAACATCGATTCCAATGACTCGGCCACACAAATTCGCTCCGTCATGATGCCCACAGAGTACAGCATGCAGATTGACTGCTACGGCCCCAATTCGGGCGATTACGCCACGATTCTGACCACGATGTGGCGTGACCAGTATGGATGCGATGCACTGGCACCTACTGCCGCCCCGCTCTATTCGTCCAGCCCCATGCAAATGCCGCTGACGAATGCAGAAAAGAATTATGAAAAGCGTTTTACCCTGACTCTACTGCTACAATTCAATCCTGTTGTAAGCGCGCAACAACAAAGCGCAAATGCACTGAAAGCAAACCTTATCAATGTTGACGTTGTGTACCCTCCGACCTAAGAAGGTGAATTAATGACAATCCCAGCAAGCAAGCTCGTCCGCGTAAATCCGGGCGTCATCACCGCAGGCGGCGCAGCGCTGACCTTGAGCGGTCTTATCCTGACCAACAGCACGCCGGTTCCGCTGGGCACTGTCATGCAGTTCTCGACGCCTGCGGCCGTATCGGCGTTCTTCGGCCCAACCTCGGCAGAATCGTCGCTCGCCAACATCTATTTTGCCGGGTACACGAATTCGACGGCAACGCCTGGCAATCTGCTGTTCTCGCAGTATCCTACCGCCGCCGTTGCCGCGTATCTGCGTAGCGGATCGCTGGCAAACATGACCTTGGCGCAACTGAACGCGATTCCGGCAGGCGTCCTGACCATCACCGTTGATGGCGTTGTGAAGACCTCCAGCAGCATCAATCTGGCGACCGCTACCAGTTTTAGCAATGCAGCAACGCTGATCGCAGCGGCATTCACTGGTGGCCCCACCGTTACCTACGACAGCCAGCGCGCCGCGTTCGTGGCAACCTCGACCACGACTGGCGCAGCATCGACTATCACGTTCGGCACTGGCACGATATCCACCGCCCTCTTGTTCACTTCCGCAACCGGCGCTGTGACCTCGCAAGGCGCGGTGGCTTACACCCCAGCAGCCGCAATGACCGCGATCACGAATGCAACCCTGAACTGGGCTTCGTTCATGACCACGTTTGAGCCGAACATCGCCGATAAGACGGCCTTCGGTACATGGACTTCGCAGCAGAACAACCGGTTTGTCTACGCTGCATGGGACACCGATCCTAACGCTGTGGTATCGGGCAATACCTCGTGCTACGGTGCGCTGGTCAACAGCTTGCAACTGTCTGGCTCTGTACCCCTGACTGGCGATCCGGCCCGCGCCGCAGCTCTGGGCGTAACGCTCGCGTCGATTGTGCAGCCGCTAGCAGCCTTCGTGCTGGGCGCTATCGCCTCGGTTGACTTCGGGCGCACCAATGGCCGCGTAACCTTCGCTTACCGCTCGCAAGGTGGCTTGGTTGCTGGCGTAGGCGATGCAACCGTTGCGGATATCCTCGACGCCAACGGATACAACTTCTATGGCGACTACGCAACCTCGTCGCAGCAATTCCAGTTCCTGCAACCTGGCTCTGTCGGTGGCCCGTTCGCATGGCTTGATTCGTACATCAATCAAATCTGGCTGAACGCCGCTCTGCAAACCGCACTGATGAATCTGCTGGCGAACTCGGGTTCCGTGCCGTACAACTCGGATGGCTTCTCGCTGATTGATGCATCGTGCAACGGCCCGATTTCCAATGCTGTCAACTTCGGCGCGATCCGCACGAACGTTGCGCTGTCGGCCTCGCAAATCGCTGCGGTGAATGCCTCTGCTGGCGCAAAGATCGATACCGTTCTGTCGTCGCGTGGCTGGTATTTGAAAATTACCGATCCAGGCGCTACCGTTCGCGCAGCACGCGGCACGCCGATTATCACCCTGTACTACATGGACGGCGGCTCTATCCAGACCATCACCATGGCCTCTATCCTCGTCCAATAAGGAGCGCATCAAATGGCACGTACTCTTACCGCTGCAAACTCTTCGTTTGCGCTTCAAGTGGCCGGGTTGTTCCCGGTCCCTACGAACATCAAAGGCTATTCGACGGATAATATGTTTTCTGTCGCCAAGGCTAACAACTCACAGGTCATGATGGGTGCTGATGGCGTGCTGTCGGCTGGCTGGATTCCAGTGCAGCGCGATTTCACGTTCGTTCTGCAAGCCGACTCCGAATCGAACGACATTATCGACGCATGGATTGCCGCCGAGGAAAACGCCCGCGAAAAGCTGGTGGCTAACGGAATCATCATCGAAACCGGCACCGGCAAGAAAATGGTCATGACGCAAGGCTATCTTGGCGAGCATGACCCGATTGCGCCTGCTGGCAAAGTTCTGGGGCCGCGCTCGTTCACGATCCAGTTCAAATCCATCAGCCCAGCACCGGTATAACACATGGCCCGCAACGTAGAAACCTTCACGGCCAGCGGTGGCCGTGACAAAGGCAAGACCTTCATCATTACCGAAATGCCAGCGCGTGCAGCCCATAAGTGGGCCACGCGTGCGCTGCTGTGCATGGGTAGTGCCGCCGCCGAAATTCCTGGACTGATGGCTAAATCCGGTGTCGCTGGCCTGGCTGTGGTGGGCCTTAAAGCATTCATGCAGGGCATTCCATACGAGCAAGCAGAGCCACTCATGGATGAGCTTCTCGCATGTGTCACGATCAACCATGAGCCAACCAACCCGGCCTTGGAGCGAAAGCTCATGATCGATGCTGATATCGAAGAGGTGGAAACCATCTTCAGTCTGCAAAAGGCCGCATTCATGCTGCATACGCGCCCTTTTACTTCCGCCATCCAATCGACTTCGGAGTCGGTAGCCAAAGAAGCGGCCCCGACCTGATCGAATATGAAAACGTCCCGCCGATGATCGGGGCGATTGTTTCAAAAGGCATGGCTAAGCTGCATGAGTTCGATACCGTCTACGGCACTCAGGACATGCATGACTTCTGGGAAATCATCATGGTAGACAACGCGAATCAAGAAATACTGAACCGATCAAGGGAGTAAGTGAAGCATGGCAACAATTATTGATTCGCTTATTGTCACGCTCGGAATCGATGCGAGCGCCTATGAGGAAGGCGCACAGAAAGCCAAGAGGACCCAAAACGACCTCACGAACGAGACAGATAAAGGCACGAAGAAAATGTCATCGGGCTTTGCTGCCGTTCGCCGTGAGGTCTTGCTTTTGGCATCGGCATTCTTTGCACTCAAGAGCGTTGCAAGCTTCTTTGGCAATACTATTACCAGTGCTGCAAATCTCGGCTACTTGTCCGAGAATCTTCGCATCAGCACTGAGCGCATCAATGCTTTCCAGCGAGCCAGTGAGCGCATGGGTGGCAGTGCTGAGGGAGCGGTAGGCCAACTTAAAGAGTCAGTTGATGCACTGGCACAGCTTCGTTCTGGACTTGGCCCAAATGATGGGCTGCAATGGTTCTTCCGCATGGGTGGTTCGACGGCAGACCTGAAGGATGGGAACTCGTACCTGCTTGCGCGATCAAAAATCATCCATGAAATATTCCAGGTAGACCCAGGAAAGGCCGCACTCATTGCGCGCCAGATGGGTATCTTGGACGATCAATTTGATCTCATTAAGCAAGGCCCGGAAGCAGTTACCGCGCTGACCGATGCGCAGGAAAAGAACTCCTCAGTAACCGCGCAGAATGCGAAGGAGGCGCAGGAGTTGTTGCGCCGTTGGCTAGACTTCACGGACGCTATCAAGGGTACGTTTATGAAGGCCGTTTTGGCGCTTGCTCCAGCCATCACGCTCATCCTCGACAAGTTCGTTGAGTGGGCTAACCAGCTCGGTACGAACAAAGACAAAATTCAAGACTTCGGGCGCAGTTTGACCGACTTCCTGACCAATACGGACTGGTCGGGAATCATCAAGGATGCCAAGGATTTCGCCGCGTCTGTCAAGGACATTTCCAGCAACATTTCGGAGCTAATAAAGCGCTGGGATGAATGGCGTGGCGCTCCTGCTGAGAAAAGCAAAAGCATCCTCAAGAGCGCCGATAACTCAATCGCAACAGGTCTGTCAAATACGATTACGACATTCCAACCACTGAAGGACAGCGACCATCCTGTCATTGATATGTTCTTTGGCGGATCGCTCAACAAGGCCATGCGTCAGATTTTTGATCGCAAGCGCACTGACGCAAATGGGAATGAAATTCCAAATGATGCTAAGCCGAGTTCAGGCGCAGGAATAAGCATCATGGACCAATCCAAATATGCTGTTGCAAAGCTTGTTTCCATGGGCTGGAGCCAAGCTCAAGCCTCTGGAATGGTTGGTAGCCTTGTTCAAGAATCAAAGCTAAATCCTGCCAATGTAAATCCAAAATCCGGCGCATATGGATTAGCACAGTGGTTGTCCAAGGATCGCGTAGAAAACTTTGAGAAGTGGGCCAAGCGTCCGCTTAAAGGATCTTCTTTCGACCAGCAATTGGAGTTCATGAACTACGAGTTGACCAAAGGTTCCGAAGCCAAGGCTGGAGCCGCTATCAAAGGTGCTGCGACTTCTGAGCAGGTTGCCTTACTGCATAGCCGTCTTTATGAGCGCCCCAGCGCGGATGAGGCGGAGGAAGGCATGCGCCAAGCCTATGCGCGCCAGATTGAAAAAAGCATGCAGCAATCAAATGCCAGCGCAGCGGCATCGGTTACTGCCGGTGCTTCTACTGCTGCGACAAGCAAGGTAGATAATAGCAAGACTACCAGCAGTTCCAGCACTACGATTATCAACGGCGGTGTGAATGTTCATACCAAAGCTACGGATGCAAACGCCATTGCTAAGGAAATCAAGCCAGGTATTGAGCGGTATAATCCAGCCATGCAGGCAAACTCTGGTATCCGCTAATGTCGATTGATCTTGTCCCGAAGCCGCTTTATCCGCTGGTCCCGCAAGTGGCCGGTGTACCTGCGCTGTTGCGCGGTGGTGCGGCTATTCTCGATACGCTGACGTTCAACCAAATCGGCTTTGGTGACGCGCTTGGGGATATTATCGGGACCGATCCCAGTAAGTGGGGAATATTCAGTGAGCAAGGTGATTCGATTGCGGATTACGACTCCATTTACAGCTTCGATTACACAAACGCCTCAGCAATCTCAAACTTCCCAGTTGAGGAAGGCGGGTTCACCTCCTACAACAAGGTGGCGAATCCATATGATATCGAGGTGGTGATTAACTGCGGTGGTGGCGCTGCGCGGCGCTCGGCCTGCCTGACCGCACTCCAGCTTGCGCGAGACTCGACCGACCTCTATTCGATCTTCACGGAGATTGATACGATCCTCAATGCAAACTTGGTCAATCTATCCTATCGACAAACGGCAAATGAAGGCGCTGGTCTGCTTACTGCTCGGCTGCAATTTATCGAGGTGCGGAATACGGCCAGTGCGAACTACGCGAATCCAAAAACACCGAATGCATTCGACCCTGAATCGGGAGGCCAGTTGCAGCCTGTAGAAGACCAGAATATTGATGTGGCGGGGTGGGTATGACGCAGACAATTCCATTGGCCGCTGTGCCATCGCAAAACTTTTCGATTACGCTCGGAGGGCAGCGCTGCAAGTTCGCCATTTACCAAAAAACTCAAGGCTTGTTCATGGACCTGAGTGTGGATGGCGCACAGGTTCTTACCGCCATGATCTGCCGTGATCGAGTAAGCTTGGTACGGTACGGTTATTTGGGCTTTGTCGGAGCGTTGAGCTTTGTGGATACTCAGGGAGCGAGTGACCCTTACTACACCGGCTTTAGCTCGCGCTATGATCTGGTGTATGTCCCATGAGTCAGGTTCCTTTTTCAAAGAAGCAAATCAAGTTTACCGTCACGCTAGGCGAAGGAACTTTCGGAGAAACCATTTCCGATACCGTGGAACTTGAGGGATTCCGTGCGCAGGCTGACTTGGCTAATCCAGGCGGAGAATCAATGGGCATGGCACAGGTGAAAATCTGGGGCTTGCGCCCTGCCCTCATCAACCAGTTGACTAGCATCGGCACCATCAACAAAGCCGTACGCCTGAAAAACTCGATTTTCATTGATGCGGGCGACGAAGAGTCCGGCCTAGCCAATGTGTTCCAAGGCACTATCTTTGATGCATGGGCTGATTACAACGCTGCGCCGGATATCGGCTTCAACATCATCGCATACGCGGGCTTGGCGGCTGCTTTAAAGCCCGTCAATCCGACGAGCTATAACGGAAGCACCAATGTATCGGACATCATGCAAGACCTCGCCAGCGAGGCGGGATTGCAGTTTGAGGATTACGGTGTGCAGGTTCAGCTATCCAGCCCATACCTGCAAGGCACTACCCTCTCCAAAATTCGCTCGGTGGCGCGGGCTGCTGGCATCTTTCACGTAGTGGAGCGCGGCGTACTGGTTATCGCTCCACGAGATAAGGCGCGAGGAAGCGAAACGCCAGCCATTTCAAAAGAAAATGGCATGGTTGGGTATCCGACTCTATCCAGCAAAGGGATGCAATTGCAATTGGCATTCAATCAAAATATAGAACTGGGCGGTGACGTGCGCGTAGATAGTGCTGTACCAATGGCTTGCGGCCTATGGCGTGTGTCGAATCTGTCGCACAGCATCTCCTGTGAGCTTCCTGGCGGGCCTTGGTTCACATCATTGGAGGCATACAATGTCGGACAATAACGAAGGGGCTGAAGGGTTCCTAGACCAGTCCACGACATCGAGCGAGTACAACGCCTTTTTCTTTAAGGTCATGAGTATCCTTACGCAAAATAATTTCGTGGTCCCGGTCAAGGTTATGGCCGTCACAAGCACAGGGGAATTGGCGATGACTGGGCTGATCGACGTTCAGCCAATAATCAATCAGGACCGCGCTGACGGCATTTTGTCCGAGCATGGAGTAATCCGTAACATCGCGTATTTGCGCATGCAGGGCGGCACCAATGCAATCATCATGGACCCTGCTGTTGGGGACATTGGACTGATGATGTGCGCAGACAAAGATATTTCAACACTGAAAGCCACGCGAGATATTTCCAATGCCGCCTCTGCGCGTGTCCATGATTACGCCGATGGTGTTTATATGGGCGGCCTGCTAAATGGAGTTCCAACTCAATATGTCCAGTTCAACTCTGCGGGCATTGAAATGAATTCGCCAGCGAAGATTAAACTTACTGCGCCAGTGATTGAACTGACGGCAACTACTTCGATCACCGAGGCGGCCCCTAATATCGCCATGAATGCAAGCACCAGGGTTGCAACAACTGCGCCAGACGTAACGACAGATGCCACTACTGTAGAGGTAACAGCGTCTACCTCCGTCACCAGCACAACACCTAATTTCCGCGTGATTGGTGCTGCGCAGATTTCTGGCCTTGCTTCGCTCAATGGTGGATTCTCTTCTCTGCCGGTGTCTGGCGGAGGGGCTAGTACGATCAATAGCGCACTCAATATCACCGGGGCAACTGGCATTAGCGGGCAAACTACGCTGGCCGGTGTAACGGCAGGCGGCAAGAATATCGGCGGAACACATACACATTCCGGCGTGCAGCCAGGAGGTGGAACCTCAGGAGGACCGACTTAATGGATACCATGGTTGTTGATACTGCATCTTGGGATTTGGTTCTCGATGCACAGGGTAATTGGGCAATTGCCAGCGATCCATATTCAGAGGCGCAAGATGTTGCGAGTGCGGTAAAATTGTTCCGTGGCGAAGCGTATTTTGATGTCACGCAAGGGATACCTTATTTCGGTGAGATATTCGGAACCCGCCCCAATTTGCAGTTTGTTAAATCACAAATCGAGGCGGCGGCGCTTACTGTTCCAGGCATCGTTAAAGCGCTTTGTTTATTCGCTTCGTTTGACGGCCGCAACCTCACGGGCCAAGTGCAATTGATTGATTCTGCCGGCGTGCAGAACAATATCTCTTTCTAAGGATTCGTCATGGCAGGAACAACCAGTGTACCGCCGATTGTCTTTACTGCGACGGGACCGGTGCTGCCAGAAGAAACTGCCATCTTGGCGGGCATCCAAGCAGATCAAAACGCCTCGTTTGGCGGCCGGCTAAACCCCGGACTCTCGACGCCACAGGGCCAGCTTGCCCAGACTCAGGCCGCGATTGTAGCTGACAAGAACTCCCAGGTTGCATTCCTTTGCAACCAGTTCGATCCTCAAACCTCTTCCGGCAAGTGGCAGGATGGATTAGGGCGTATCTACTTCATGGAGCGTCTTCCAGCCGTATCCACTGCTGTAACGGCAACTGTATCGGGCCTTACTAACGTGGTGATTCCGGTTGGGGCCCAGGCGGTTGCATCCGATGATACAGTTTATAACTGCACTGCTGCGGTAACCATTCCAGCAAGCGGAAGCATTTCCACAACATTTGCGGCGCAGACTGCGGGGCCTATCGCCTGCCCAGCCAACACACTGAACAAGATTTATCGCACTATCCCAGGTTGGGACAGCATCAACAATCCGACTGACGGTGTAATCGGTAACGATGTGGAGTCGGCTTCCGAGTTCGAGTATCGACGCCAACAGACTGTGGCAGTCA